CGTCTTCGGGGTCAAATACGAAACCGCCTACGCCGTTACCATCTCCACTTGAGTCGCCATAAAACGCGAAGTACTTGTCTTCGTATCGATAAGCGTGAATAGTTTCTGGCTGAAATTGCTCCCAGTTCTTTTTCTTAACAATGGATTTGGTAATTAGCCTGGCACTGGACTCGGTCACCGCGACCAAACCGTCTGGACTGGCATACAGGATGAATGACCCCATATCGACGATCGACCGAGCCGAGACGCACGCTTGCATTTCGTCGAGCTCTTCGACGCCCATTGCTGACGGGTGACCACCAGAAAGAATGTAGGGCTTACCTTCAGTAACGACGACAACGCCGTAACGACTGGGCGCCAGCGCGACTATGTCGTATTCAACTGAATGCCGGTACCCAAATGGATAGGCGTAAGGAAGGTATGGCTCGGAGACACAAACTTCATTCCCCTTGAACACTGCCGTCGAACCATTCGCTAGCGCGACGATTCCTTGAGCCCCTATAGGTGGCGCCACGTAAGTCGATGTATCAATCACTCCGCCCAGCGCATCACCAGCAACATCATCAGTAAACGTCGTTGTAGCCAATGGAATCTTCGCAACGAACAAAAAGTCGTCGGTGGTTCCGACTGCCGTTCGATAAATTTTCTTGTGCGTGATGTTCTGAGTATTCTGCGTGGGTACTGGCAACGTCAGCGCTGCGGTGTCATTCGGATGCCTTGTTTCAATAGCAGCGCTTGCTGGGCCTTGCGGGCCCTCTTCTCCGTACTCGGTGACATAGGTCATTACGTAGTAACGAGTCTCATCATCTGAATAATCAGCTGGATCTGCACCCGAGTCGTTTACGGTACCGCTGATCGAAACTGTTGGCGCAGGAATGCCAAGATCATAGCTGGCTGCCGGCATTGGATTCGAACCGGTAGCGATTAGATTTGAAGTGACCTTGGCGCCAGCACTGTCGGTGTAGTAGACACGGCGATAAGCATCTTGAGCAATCGGGCTTTTGACAGCATGAACAATATCGTTCCAGCTGAACCAGTGTTCGTTCTCGTATTTATGGAGAGAATGAACCACGCCCGTTCTCAGGCTTACAGCGACGGGATTGAGATCAGAATACGGCTGAATTCGTCCGTGCTCTAGGTAAACATTTTCAGCGAACGCGGCCGCACTGGTTGGTAAAGTCTTTAAATCCGCCGCAGGGATTTCGCCGCGCGGTAATGTTATGTCGATAGTAGGCATTAGTTGGCCCCTCAATCACATCGGAGAAGAGATACAATAGGATCGCTCATGTCCCACTCACCGTTGCTAACCGCGAAACTGGAGCGTTCTGGGAACTTGTGGTGATTGTTTTCTAATTCACCGCCGCAGTAGAGTAGTTTCCAAAAGACACCATTTACATTGCGACTGTCATCGAGCGCATAGGTCTCGTAGCCCGACTTTCCATTGTGTCCGTGAATTACGCCTAAGCCGCACACAAAGATTGAAACCGTACAGGGTATAGCCCAAAACCAGACAAGGTACTCTAGCCCTACGCCCCCCAACACCAGTGGATACAGGATACTCAACGGCGCATATTTGAACGTGAATCTGGCACGTGGGTTTTTCAAGACTCGCCGGGTAAACGACTGGTCAAGACCGTCTTTCAAATAGTGGGCAGTGTAGTTATGCCATATCGCTTTGAATGGGTTGCCGCTTTTCCTCGCTCGGTAAATCGGGTCGGCGTCAGTGTCTACCTTGTCAGGGTCGTGGTGATTCATGTGCCCGCTGCCCCATAGCGCAGGATGCCCTTGCATGCCTAGCCAAGACGCCATCAACATGAACCATTCTGCCGCTGGACCAGCTTCAAACGCTTGATGCGTCCAGTATTTATGATTACCTACGTGATTGCCTACCATGTGAAAGTAGTAATACAGTGCTATGGCCACAACGGGGAGATACCACGCGAAGTCAACGAATGGCGTCAATAGCACAGCAGTAAAACAAGCAATGACCTGAAAAATATGAACGTATCGAAAAAGTGCTTTCATGGCTTACCTCTCGAATTCGGCAATTATGGTGTTTACGGTTGCAGTGAACGCGACCTTTCGACTTGGCAGGGGGATGTAGTTGCCCATTTTTAGAGTTCTATCTTCGGCGCTGCCCCCTCCGGCGCATATCACATATTCTCGATCCCGCTGAAACTCAAAGCCTTGCCCCTTTAATACTCGATGGCGTGCAAGAGCTTTTGGCCTAATGGTTACATCTTCGTTTTTTAGCTGACAACAGAAGTAAGCCGCTGGCGAATCTGAATCGTTGGCTAGTGTTATTACGTCACCACTCAAAATGCTATCAAGCATTGGTGTCGCAGGAGACACGACCCCGAGGTCAACACCGTCGACGTTAACCTGTATCTCGCCTCCACCCACGCCGGTCACTTCGATTCTTTCGCGCTTGAGTGCCTGAGTATGCTGACCTTCTACGGTTTGACTGGAGAGCTCCAAGTCATCGATAACACCGGCTTCGGCCGGATAGTCTTGGCGGGATATTGGCAGGCTGGTTCTAGGTGGGATCAACAACACCATTAGTAAGTAGTTTTGACTTCTAAATAGGCTTGTATTCAAAATATGACCTCGTTTACATTTAACGCTGTAGACACCGGCGCAGCGACCTCCTCCTCTGTTACCGCAAAAAACTCTTTCCCGATAACAGTCTGATAATTTGGTGCAACCAGGTTCTCTATTCTTGATGTGATCAATTGAGCTTCCCAGTCAGCTTGATACCCGCCGTTACCATCGACAATGATCTTCCGAAGCGCTGTCAACTGTTCATCAAAAGTGTTTTCTTCAAACGTGATAAATACTTCTTCAGGTATCTCAATTTTGCGCTCCAAGAACTCAAGATCAGGCCGATTCACCGGCCTCAACTCAACGGTAAAGATACGCCCTAAAAATGATATTGGGACTATGTTGTATTGAATCACTAGTTGTACTCCGCAATAATTTGTCGCGTCCCTGACTTCCACACAGATAAAGCATTTAAATATGGTGTAAGCGGGGTGTCCCCTGAAAGGTCGCCTATCTGCCATACTGACGAGTCGTAGGTGCTGTTATATGATCGAGTAAAGTTGGATACATCAAACCAAATAGCACCCTCAATCCACAATCGATCGAAAGGAGGTGTTGTGAAATTTCCGTTAAACGCCACAGTGAAAGCCGAAAATCCGTAGCCCACTCTTGAGACCGTCCTGCCGTTAAGGCTTCTAGTGTTAATCGATCCTTGAGCTATGCCCCCGTCGGCGTGGGAATAACCGAAAAAGTATTTAGTCTCTTCGCAGGTGACATTAAAGGTTTTTTGGGTAGATCCGCTCTTGCCAATAAACTGACTCAGGGAAATTGCCCCACTTGCAGGAACCCCCGCCGCAGCGGCGTAATACTCGCTGAGGCTGTGAGGGGCTGCTCCTCCAAACACAGCAGCAAGTTCAGCCATGTCTGGTTGACTACTAACCGCCACTGACAGCCTCCTTGGAGAGCATCAGCGTCTTAGGTCCACCACACTTCTCGCAGCGCAACAATACAGAATAATGCGTCGGATCTGTTTCGTCAGTTGAGTGCGATACATAGGAGAACTTACCTACGTCATTTTTGCCTCGACTCGCTCGCGCACAACCGCCGCAGGGCTCTTCTTGATATTCTTTGTCTGCAAACGCTTTAACGTCCATCGAATACCTCCCCTCTTACTTCGTCTAGCTCAGACTTCAATTCTTTTACCGCCTCGATCAGCAAGCCAGTAAGTGCAGAATCATCCACGCTCAAGGTGCCGCGCTCATCGTCGTTCTGGTACACCGCCTCCGGCAATACCGCTTGAACTTGCTGAGCCTTGTAGCCACCATGCCGGCGAGTAAGTTCCTCGGTCTCATCTTCTTCGTAATCCGTGCGGGTATAGGTCACGCCTTCAAGCGCACAGACTTTTTCCAACGCATTATCAATCGGCTCAAAATTGGCCTTGATTCTGACATCTGAATAGGCGGTGACGTTGCCTGTTGCGGTGAAGTGGCCAGCATCGTCAAAAGTAAACCTTGTGGTCGACCCGTCGCGGATGTACCAGTTACCGATACCGGAATTTAAGTCCGTGTACATGTGCGAACCGTTACAGAAGAACTCGGCATCACCGCCCGTACCAAAAGTAAGTAACTTGCTGTCCTTCATGTTCAGCGTATTGGTGTGGGTGTGTACGCCACTGATCGTGTCGGTAGCATCACTCCGCGCGTAACTCGCTCCATTTACTCCATCGAGCAATTGAGAGTCTGCCGCCTTTGCGCCAACGGCCAGCGCGCCTAACTGTGTGAGAGCGTCAGCTGCCGTCATTTTCCGAATGTAACCGTCGCTTCCAGTTTCAATAAAAAATGCAGTGACGGGCGTAGTCGTCCTAAATCCTGACGATGTATTGAAATACTTCGCAAAAACATAGCCGCTAGAAGTTCGTTTGACGATAGTGCTATTGCTTTCGTCAGTGCTCGCGACCGCACCGCCAAGCTTTGCAGAATCTGCTGCTTGCGCAGTAGCGCCCAGCTTCCCATCGAGCGCCGCTTGAAGCCCTGCAATTGAGCTAATCCCAAGGGCATCCAATGTGCTTCGGTTGATCTTGATGAAATCAACAACTTCCTGAATCTGATCGAGCGTTGCGTCGTCACTCAACAGCACAGAATTAATATTGTCTAAGGCCGATTGCAGCCCTGTGACTTCTGCAATTGAATGCGCGGCCGGATGACTGTAAACCGTGTCCGTGTCGGTAAAAACAGCGCCGGGAGGAACGTCGGTCTGAACTCTGCTAGCGTCCAACTTGGCCAACAGTGCCGAAGCTAACCCGTCAACCTCAGAGATTAAGTGTGTCGACGGGTGAACGTAAACGGTGTCTGTAAATAGCGCCCCTAGTGGCACTGGGGTTAGTAGATTATCCGCCCTGGCATAGAACGCCGGAAGCTGACCGCCCAAACGATCCGTGTCGTAAGCTGTCCCACCAATGGCGACGTATCGGACCGAAAGATCGACCATGCCTTGTAAGCCATCAACAGAGGTGACACTTCCGGCAGAGGCTTGAGCTTGATCTCGGAAGCCTTCGGCTTCATTCCGTAGGTTCTGAGTATCATCCTTGAAACCACCAGCCGTATTCGCGCTGTTAAGAGCTTCAGCGGACTTTTCCCCAACGACTGTTGCGCTAGTAGAAACTTGATCTCTGAATTCTTCAGCCTGGTCTCTTAAAGTTTGAGTCTCCCCTCTTAGGGTGTTGGCAGTATTGGCGCTAGCTAGAGACTCAGCGGCCTTCTCTCCAGCGGCCGTCGCGCTAGAAGACACTTGATTTAGCATCTCCGCCGCTTCCTGATTACTTGTTTCGGCGTCTGACGCACTATCGGCAGCAGACTCAACGGCAGCTACAATCGATTGCGTGGCTTCTATCGCTTCATCACGATGGCTTTTCGCCGCCAAAGCGTAAGCTGCAGCTAGGCTGTGCCCCGATTGTTCTTTGACGGTAATACCTCGGTTAACCAGTGAAGCGCTAACTATATCGCCATCTTTAACTCGAGCTGAAATTGTATTGCGGGTAGTCACACTAATACTCCATTCCAAGTTTTCCATCAAACCTAGTTAGAACAATGTCTTCTGGCGCCGATGTAATGATCTCTTTCAACTCATAATGGTATTTCGTCGCTTCGAGCTGACTAGTGACGGATCTGTCCACTCTCACGGTAACCAAGCCTGCATCGCTTTCAGATCCAGCCTGAACTACCCAGTCAAGAAAAACCGGTGATGTCGCGTCCTCTGCGCTTTCGTCGAGCTTCAGAGTAAAAGTGTACCGTTTACCCACTTGAGGGATCGGTGCATTCGTTTCATCGTCTACGAATTCAAAAGGTTGTATGAGTGTATCTCCGACTTTCGAAGACTGGAGATCTTGCGTAATTGTCATGTTTAAACCCAGCGACGTGGTTTTACAGTTGGACTCGAGCCGGACATGCCGACTGCCTTTTGGATTTTTGCTTTATGAACGGCTTGCTCGAATTGAGCGTTGAAGTTCGGCGCCAGCTCAGGAATGCCCCATTCTGCTTTCGGTTGCATCAACAAATAAGCCGCAGCGCCAGCGGCGATACCCTCCGCCCACTGATCGGTAACTACATCGGGTAGCGACGTAGCATCAAAAGTTGGAAGGCAAGTTACTTTGATGGTTAGTCGGTCTTTCGCTTTTGCTGAGCCATCGAACTGAAGAAAATAGTCTCCGTCGTTTTCAACAGAAGCGGCTCGCGCGGCACCTTCAACATCTAAAGGTGAACTGGTTAAGATTCCATACGATTGACGCTCACCCTTGATCTCTTCTACCGAAAGCAAGGCCGTATCCTTCGGAAGATCGATGTAAGCCTTCGCGCTACCTTCAGGCAGTGTTGATCGTCCGGTGTATGTCCAAACCCTTGCGCGGCGACAAAGCTCACGAGCCTTGCGTATCAATGCGGCTCGCACTTTTGCCTTTGGCGCTTCGGGTACGTCCGAAAGAACGAGCGGGATTAGTTCGTCGATATTAGCCATTGGCTGGACTCATGCCTCCGTCTGCTTCGGTTTTACCTTGAATGGCTTGCATCATTGCCTGGTAGTGAGCTTGGGCGCGCGCTCCGTTCGCAAAATCAGAATCTTTGCTGAATGCCCGATACAAAACGTAATCCACTAAAGGATCGGCGTAGGTGTCGGGTAAGGTAATTGGTGTGGTGTCTGCGCCAAAATCCGCTATCTCAATCAAAGCGGGCTTAGCACTGTAGATGTGAACTACCTTGTGCCCTACTTCTGGCGCGGGATACAAATAGAAGCGCCGCGGGTCTTTGTCGGAATACGTGTAAAACTCGCAATCAGTTACCGGTGAGCTATCGTCGTGCCAGTCCGGTATTTGGCTGTCGAGCTGATCCATATCCATGAATCGAATTGCCGAGCCACCAACGTCCCGAACAACACGAATGAGGCGTAGACCTTCGGCGAGCAATGTCTGCTCTGTGCCGAGAGTACAGGTGTGATCTGCGCGCTTGGTGTTTGCATCCGGACGAATAGAAACAAGATGAACCTGACCGGCGTTAAACCAGTCGAGTAGTTCTGCGTCGCTCCATCGAACCTGTAGCGCATCAAACAACACAGACTTGCAGCGCTGTATGATGTCCGTGACTTTGGTGGTCGGCATATCGGTTACTGGCCTTTCTTCTTGTTAGAAGTACTGGCCTTCGCGGCTTCAAGGCCGGCTTTCTTGCCCGCTTCGAATGCTTCAGCTTTGGCTTCTTCGATAGCTGCAGCAGCGGCTTCTTCTGCTTCGGCAGTAGCTTGGGCTTTGGCTTCTTCGATAGCTGGTGTTAGCGCTTCTTTCGCTTCAGCCCAACCCTTCTCTACGCCCTGCTCTTCACTGAGCGCCTTAGCCTTTTCAAGCTCTTGGTGATGCTGAGAGATAGGAATCGTGGCCTCAAGCGTATCGCCAGAAAGGATATTTCCTTCTTTGTCACAGGGAGCGTAGCTACCAAATTTGCCGGACTGGTTGGATACCAATTTACGCAACTCGTCGTTAGCAGTAACCACTCGGCCCTTTGGCGTTTTGTAATAATCAGTCATTGAATGACCCTCAAAGATAAGAAAAGGCGGGAGTGACCCGCCTATGAATTTAGGTTAACGAAAGCACTGAGTGGCCCATTGCTTCGTCCTTAACAACTTCGAAGCCGTAGACAAGTAGCGAGCGAGCCAAATCACCGAAATCATTCGGGTTTTTGATTTTTTCCATGTACTCGATTTGACTTGCGAACGTCAAAGCAGACTTGTGGCCAAATACGATGTCATGCTTGCCGGCTGCAACGTTAACGTTGTTAGAGTTGTAGATCGTGAAGCGGTCAATCATGCCGACTCGACCGTTACGCAACGTTGAGTTGCTTGAATCGCCGGAAATAGAAGCGTCTCGAAGATCTGACTTCTTGATCAAGCCACAAATACGAGGCGGCAATACAAGCCAGCGATTTGAATCTGGCACAGACTGCTCGTCCAGCACTGTTGCGTAATCGACAATTACATCTAGCACGTTCGTTTTGTTGACCACCAAAGGTGCTGCGTTAGTGCCGAGATTAATGTCGCCAGACTTGCGGCCGGCGGTTGCGCCTGCGTTCGCAGCAGCTGCATCGGAAGGAATGGCAGCCAGAATACTGGTGTCCACCTTGATCTTCATTTGCTCGCCGCCGTCGTTAGCCCAGTCGTCCATCAACTTCAGGTCAGACTGACGCTCATCGATCTTGCTTAACTTGAAGGCAAAATACTTACCTTGATCAATCTTAAGAGATACTTCAGGGCTTTCAGGCTCTTCGTAATCCAGATCAATGCCTTTCACATAGTCGTGAATGGTGATGTCTGGAGTGGTACGGATAACTACTTCATCGCCGTGCGACTTGATCTCGCCTTCATAGTCGGTATTTGCGATCTCACCGAAGACGGTGGCATCGTAGAACTTCTCGACCAGTTTGGAAGACCAAATTTGTGGGATGAATTTGGAGTTGTTGTTTGCTCCGGTGCTTGAGTAGTTTGCGGCACCGGCATTTACGGGATAACCCATGATTTATAGCCTCGCGGAAACTCGCGCTGCCCTATGATTGTTGTGAGGACAGAAACGCGAATAAAGATTTTTCGTATCGCGCTGCATCTTCAGGAGAGATCTTTCCGGGAATCGCTTTATCGCGATAGAAAGATTTGATCTGCTCATCAGTCCACTGCTCTACCTGCGGTGCTGCATCGGTGTGCACACTGCTAGGTGAGACTTGAACGTGTTGAGTTAAATCAGGCGCTGAAGAAGCTGGCGCAGTTGGGGTTGTGGGTGCGTCGTAGGCCAAGAAGATTTCTTCCGCCTTATCCAGATCGCCACTATTGAAGGCGTTACCAAGAACTACACTGAGCGCGACGCCGTTTTCTGCTCGGGAATTGATGAAATCAATAAAGAGCGGGTCGCGATTGCGTCCGTCAAAGTCGACGTTTTTAGCGGTCAAACGATTACGCATTAAGCCTTTACGGACTTCCGTAGTGTTTTCTTGAGTGCTCGTCGTGACCTTTTGATCGACTTGATTCACTTGCTGAGCGATTTGATCCACTTGATTCAATCGAGCGCCGTACTTTTGCTCCATAAAATCGAACACATCATCACCAAGCTCATCACGTAGCCTTTTCTCTTGGTCGCTCGAAGGAGCGGTGGGCTTTTGCGCGGGCTTGGATTTAAGCTCTTGAGTGAGTCGTGCGACTTCGGCTTGCAGTGTGGTGACTTGGGTTTGATCAACCGGTGTTGACTTAGCAGCTTGCTCTGTCAGCTCTTTGATTTGGTTTTGGAGCTTAGGAACTTCGGCGTTGTACTTGCCTTGAAGAATCTTGTAGCGACTCTCCCATTTGACATCGTCTTCACCTAACGGCTTGTCTAGCGGTTGAAAACCTTCTGTCTTGTTCTCAGTTGGTTCTGGTTTGACTGAAGTCGGGGCTGGCTGATTGGGCTCAGGCTCCGGTGTTTCAGTTGGCTTTTTCCCATCATCGGGCAAAGTTGCGGCTGCAGTGTTTTGCGCTACGATGTATTGGTTTGCCTGTTCGGCGGCCTTTCTTACTGACTCAGGTACACTCACGTTTTGTTTTCTCCAGACGAGTCAATCCCATTGAGGTATTCCTTTCGGAGTCTCTGGCATTGGTATTCGCGTATAAAAAAACCCGCACAATGGCGGGTCAGTTAGGGTTAGCCGTTTAGTAGTCGCTGATTGATCGGTCAGCGGTATTACTTAGGGCTGATCAGGCAGATTGTTAAGAAGGTCTTTTGCATCAGAACCCAGTTCTAGCAATCGTGCCAAAATTTGTGCATGGCCTTGGACTCGGAGAAAGTCCGTATCGGCTGTGCGCAATTTCTTGTCGACCTTCGCTTGCTCGTTAGCGAGAAACGCGGTCAGTGTTTGATAGTCGCTGTCATTGTTTAGGCGGTGTAGAGCCTTGAGCAGCTTTGTTTTCTCTTTAGTATCATGCGGCAGGTTGAGCACTTGGCGCCCCTTCTTGTGGGCCCTGCATTTGAGCGGCCATTCTCTGCTTTAGAGTTTCAGCATCCGGGATGATGTCGCTAGAGTCGGTGTCGTTCGCTTTGTAGAACTGCTCTAACTGCTCGCGGCGCCCTTCCATTCCAATGATTTGCATATCGATTGGGTTGGCGGTCATTCCCAGCATTTCCTGCTGTCGCATCGCCTGGGCTTCTTTCTGTATTAACTGGTCAGAACCTTTAGCTTTTGGTTGTGCATCGCCCTTCACTTCAGGGTCGGGGTGGAACAACATAAAGTGGTTATATAGCTTTTCGACAATCCGCTCGATGATGTTGCGATCGATGGTGCGCACTGCATTTTTGATAGTCTTTGAAGTGGCATTCATCATCATTGAATAGCCGCTTGCGGTTTTGGCTGCGCCAGCGCCTTGGTCAGAGCCGTAGGCATAGGCCGGTAAACCGGTAAGCTCGTCAGCGTATTTGCTGAAGCGCTCGTAAATCTGCATCAATTCATTGGCGTTGCTTTGCGGCTGGAAGAAGTTAATGCCTGGTCTCGAGCTGTTACCGCCATTTGCACTTGTGTCGCCGTGCCAAACTTTCCAAGGCCACATTGCCGAGGCGTCAGCTCCGTCAGCCATCATTCCCATATCAACCCAAACTTGTGGGCCGGACGACATCGCCATGTTGTTGATCAACGATCGAGCCGCTGCGTTACAGGTGTCTTGGCAGTCGGCCATTGTTTCGGGCAGAGCTTTACCAATCAAAGAGCCCGGTACCGTCTCCCAGCAAGCGCAGTGAATGTCACTCTTGCCCGCTGGATCTGCGCTAATCATTGCTCGAATAACGAAGTTACCGACAATGGTAATACTGACTTGGTACTCATCGTGCGGGTCAGGAACTTGCTTTTGATCCATGCCCCAGTCGAGAAGCATTTGGCCTGACAGGCTGCCTTCCCACTCAAGCGCGTCAATGGTGTCGCCATTGTCGACGGTCATCGAATAATTATTGAGGATTGCACGCTCTTCGTCGGACCATACCCACTCGCGTAAACCGCCGGCAGAGTATTGAGCCAATACCAAGGCAATGTTTTCAGTGTGGTAACCAGGTGCACCACGCATCGCGCTTAAATCTTTACGGGTGAATGTTCTGTGTTCGATGAACCAGTGGCCATCTAATGTGCTGTCTGCCGATGGAGCCGGATAAGCTCTGAACGGTGACACTCGACGGAACTTACGCTGAATGACTCGCTCGGTTTGTGGTGCAAAGCCACCGTTTGCAGCTGGAACCCATTGGAGTTTCTTGCCGGTGGTGAACTCGACGCCTTTGACGTAGGCAACAGGAAATGTCACGAAATCATCTAGGAACGCATCGAATACGGTATCCCAGTCGCCTTCAACCATATCGTCTTCGATAAGGTCAGCCATTTTGTCCATACGGCTTTGAGCTTCATCGGTTGCTTCCGTTAGCAAACGATCTTTGTGTTTGGATAGTGTTGCTTGTACCTCCTCCTGCGAGATTTGGCTTTGCTGCATGACAGCCATAGCCTCTTGAATCATTCGTTCGATGATTTCAGGAGGTAATTCGGGTACCGGTGTCGCTGATAGATCCCAAGGACGGTCACCGGCTGGAGCAAATAGATCAGCAAGCCATGCTTTCAAGCCACGACACTTAGCCGCGGTTAATTGCATAAATATTTCTGAGCCGCCCGTTTGCTGAATCTCGGTCAATCGGCTCGGAGAGTACTCACCCTTACGACGTCGCAAACAATCAGCTAAACGATCATTCAAGCCTGAAGACTGCTTATGACTCTTTGCCGCCAACCAACACTTACGAACATATCCAGCCAAGGCATCTTCTGCTGGCTGCATGTAGAGCGCAGGATTCGCATTCTCGTGCGTCTGCTTAGCTTCAGCGTCTCTATTCTGCTGAACCTGCTCTGGTGTTTGGATGGCTAAAACCATGTTATTGAACAGCTCTCAAGTGATTCTGCGATACAGATACGGGGATAATGATTCGGCTTTCTTCTTTCATCTGCTTCATGCCTTCGTTAAGGCACTCAAGCATGTTTTCGATGTATTCTTTTGGATTGGCTGCCAGGTCTTGAGCATCGATAACGATCTCAACGTGATTGTCGCCCTTGGCCAGAAATTCAAACCTGATCTTTGGCTTGCCCTTTTCGACTCGAACCGACACTCGGGAGTCGCCAGCATTGGCCTTTGGCATCTTGTGGCCAGACTTGAACACGGTTACCGCTTCGTCCAGCACCTCAAAGAACTCGCGAAACTTTTCATTTTTCGTGAACTCGGACTCTTCTTGAGCTTTCTTGATACCGCGCTGTAGGCTGTATACGTTTTTCTTACGAGCCATTAAGTCCAACCTCTCATTGTTTGTTGTGGGACGCCGGTTGGTGCCCGTTTCTTTCTGCTGTAGCCGGCAGTTAATAGAGATAACGACAAGGCGAAGTAACGAAAGGAATCAGCGGCGTGAGAACATTCATCATGCAGCGGTCGATCTTTCCACTTGCCTAATCGTTCATCCCAGGCCTTGCGATAACCTTGAAGCTTGGCGAGACCTGATTCAGTCATGCTCTTGTCAAACCAGCAAAGTGGCAATATGTCTCGAACAGCTTGTATACCGTCCACGACAAGAACGTTTGGTGCGACTTCAAACTTAAGGCCAAGCTCAAGAGCAGTTTGTAAGCGTGTTTTTGCGTCGTTACCCCACTCTCTTACTGAAAGATCGTGAGGCCCGACGTGCGTGCCGTATCGATAACCAAGCTCTCTTCGCTTTTCGTCGAGTTCGTCCATGTAGAACTGCAAGCCTTCGCCGCTGTTCTCGTAGTAGTCAATGACGTGCCATTCACGCCCTACTTGCTGAACAAACCAAATAGCATTGGTATCGTCGACACCGATGTCCCAGATTGTGTGTACAACCTGCGATGGATCGTAGGGAACTCTACAGATTTGACTGCGTTCGTGGATTTGTTTGAACTGTCGAGCGTAGTAAGCACCTTCAATGCTTTGCTCAAATGCTTCTGCCGATGTTGACGGGTACTCCCGCTTGATGTCGTCACCAAGCGTTTTCTCTTTACCGGCATACCACGCCATTTGACCAGGTGTTAGGTCAATGCCATGTTCGTGTTTTAGCTTGTGGAAGTACTCAACAAGGCGTTGAGGTATCGCTATGTCTTCTGGATCTAGCGAGTAGTCTGGATTCTGCCACCAACTGAAGAAAAAGAACTTCCAGTCGAGCGGTGATAGCTTCGCACCGCTTAGGTGTAATGCTTCAGCTTCTTGGCAATATGTGAAGTAATAGCCCTGCTGACCTTCTGCCGTCGACTCAAGAGTAATAACGCCATCACTGCCAACTGCCTCGAAAGCACCAGTAACAATCTCACGCGCCTTCTCAGGGAACTTAGCGCAGATCTTTCCGAACTCAGAGACGTGAAGCCAGGTTAATGTGCCTCCTCGAAACGATGTATCGATATAGACCGATCCGCCGTTTTCAAAGACCAATTCGCCTGCGCTTTCATTCTTAGCCGGGCAAGCTGCCTTTATCTCTTCAGGAAGATTGTCATAAGCGTACATGACTTTTTCACGGAAGAGACGCTTAGCCACCTTCTCTCGGTCTGCAATCAGTGCGCACTTGGCGCCCTCGAAGATCGCCGCATCCGTTTGGATGATGCACTTCTCGGTGGTGAAGCCGAGCTGCCGAGCCTTCAAGATCACATTGCGGTTGTGCATGTTGGAGTAGTAGTGATACTGCTCCGGCGTCATCTTGAACTTTACTTTTTTACCCTTTTTATCGGTAATGTAGTAAAGGTTGTTGAGGCGCCAATAACGATCGGCTAGCAGCTCAGGACTCAGACTCTCCACGCAAAGGCCCTTCTGCTTTTGCCTCTTGGGCAATTTTGTTCATTAAGCTGGTTAACGGGTTGTCTTTGTCCTCGCCAATCAGTTTCTTGTCAGTGAACATGGCCAACGACTTACCCATCAACTCTAGTGGGCCTTTTTTATCGTTGATCTTGTATTTGTACTCAATGATTACGCCTTCTTCATCGCTGCCGCCGGCCTTGAACTCTTTCGTGGTTATCTCAGTGATGGCAGCTGCTGCGTCGGGCGTTGAGGCTGTAGAAAAACTCCAAAAAACAGACGTTTTTTGATAAAATCCGGTATCAATAAAGGACTTTAGTATGCCGAATTTTAAAAAGTACAACTATGATCAATCCGCCATGGTTG